TATTGTATCATCAATTATTTCTAAGATATTAAATGTTTTTGTTCTATCATTTTTTATTACTATATCAATTTCATCATTTATTTTTAATTTTTCAATTAGTCCATCAGGAATAGTAATAATGCTATGCGAGCCTTCGGCGTCATTTGTATAATTACATACTTTATAAATATTAGGTATTATACATTTTTGAGTTTTAACTGCTTCTGGTATAACTTCTTTTATTTGTTGTGCTATAAACCCATATATCTTATTATCTCCTTTTTCTACTTTATCAATATATTCATAAGTTTTTGGTTGTATTTGTAATATCTTTTGTAATGCCCCATCATCTTCAATATCTTGAATATTTGTTTTTATTCTTTCATCACTACTAAAAGCAACATAACTACTCTTACACCATATAGAACTATCAAAAATAGCACAAATATCATTAAAAGAACCTCCTAATGTTATATTAGTTGTTCCTACATTCCAATATCTTAATGTTGTTAATCCAGTAGCATATGTTCCTGAAGCAACATGAAGTTTTGCTTGTGCGATTGCTCCTCCAACTGATAATAAACCAGCTGTATTAAAGAAATTGATATAAACTATACTATTTGCTGTTGATGGATTTATATGTAATGCTCCAGTTACTGAAGTCCAAATACCTCCACTAGTAGCATTATACATAGTAGAAGAATCAGCAGAAGTGCTTCCAACATTCAAAAAATAATTAGCAGTATTTGGGCCGCATCTAACATATGAATTGTTTGTAGCACTAACTGATAATAATCCATTTACAATCACATTTTCTATAGCACCCCAACCCATATTTCTTCCAATTGTTATTTTATGATTGTTAATACCACCTTCATAATACATAAAAGAAGCTACTCTCAATTGACTATCATGCACTGCTATTTCAGTATTATCTAAACATTCCATTAATAACCCTGCTGTATTTGTATTCCAAAGATTAGTTCCACCTCCATAATTAGCACTAGTTCCTCCTATTGTTAAACTTCCAGATGCCATAAATCCATTTGCAACAACACTTGCACTACCATTATTAATATTTGCTACTCCATTAACTTGTAAATGACATTTTGGGTCATTTGTATTTATTCCAACATTTCCAGATGTATTAATTCTCATTCTTTCACTTGTTCCTATATAAAAAGCGTGAATTGCTCCTGTTGGGACAGCATACCATAATGTGCCTCCAGCTATACCCAAAGAATAAGCAACATTAGTATCAGTACCAGGCCATAATATAAGTCTTGTTCCATCATTACCATAAAATCCATTAGCAGGAGCTAATGCTAAAGCATTATGAATTAATGTTTTTCCATAAACATTTAATAATGCTTTTGGGTCAGTTGTTCCAATTCCTACATTTCCATTTCCTAATATAGTCATTTTAGCACTTGATGTATTTTCTCCTGATGATGTTAAAAATTGTATATTATTTGTATAATTATCAGATGTTGTTGATGTTATTCTAGCATAACTTGCAGCACCATAACCAAGAATTCCAAATTCTATCCCTGTTGTTTCATTTGCTAAACTATTTGATGTTTCTATTCGTAAATATGTAGGATTTGTTCCCCTTATATGAAGAAGTCTTTGAGGAGTATTTGCTCCAATACCTATATTACCTGTTGTTGTTAAATTACCAGTCATAATTCCACCAGATTTTAATAAATATAAATTTAAATCTGGTCTATCTGTGATATTATTATATGATATTAATGATTGATTTAATGAAATAGTATTGATATTTCTAATTATTGGACTTGAAAATGTTAATATATTTTCTTTGGTGTTTATTGCTGTATTTAAAATATTTGAAGTATTTGATAAGACATTTGAAGTTGTAAAGATATTTGATAATATTGGTGTAGTTGAATAATTAGTTAAATTATTAACACTATTTATAATATAATTACAACTTGCGAGAGCAGTAAAAGGAACATAATTTGAACTTGTTAATGAGGTATGTCTAACATAATTACAATTATTTAATTGAGTATAATTAGCAAAATTAGAATTATTAATAGCTGTATAATTAGGATAATTAGTTAAATTATTAACACTATTTATAATATAATTACAAGAAGCAAGAGCAGTAAAAGGAACATAATTTGAATTTGTTAATGATGTATGTCTAACATAATTACAATTATTTAATTGAGTATAATTAGCAAAATTTGATTGTGTTAAAGCTGTAAAAGGAACATAATTTGAATTATTTAAAGTGTAATATAATTACAACTTGCGAGAGCATTAAAAGGAACATAAGCATTTAAGTTAATTCCTATTGTATTCGTAGTTCGTGTTAAAGGACTTGAAAAAGTTAAATTATTTTCTTTAGAACTTAATAAAGATGTTATTTCGCTTTGAGTATAAAGCGATGGTTTATTTAAACTTATTTTATTCCAATCAATATCAGTTATAGCAGAACCATTTCCTAAAAGAGTTGTTGATGCTGTTAGAGTATTTTGTTTAGTATTTATTTTTGTATTTAATTCATTTGATGAACTATATAAAGTATTTGATGTGATTAGTCCATCTAATAATGTAGGTGTAAATGGAAAAGATGAATAAGTCAATTGAACTGAATCATCATTTGGGAAGCTCATTTTCTATTAATATTTATATTTTTATTATTTTTATCTTTAAAAAAAAAATGATTTAACATTATATTAATAATAAGACATTATGCCCCTAACTAAAATAGATTATAGTAATACTATCATTTATAAATTATGTTGTAAAGATTTGAGTATTACTGAAGTATATGTAGGACATACCACAGATTTTAGAAGAAGAAAATATCAGCATAAATCAAGTTGTAATAATATTAAAAATAAAAATTATAATATGAATGTTTATCATTATATCCGTGAAAATGGGAATTGGTATAATTGGGATATGATTGAAATTGAAAGATTTGAAGCAATTGATGCTAATGATGCTAAAAAAAGAGAAAGATATTGGATAGAAACTTTAAAATCATCTTTAAATTGTAGGATTGAATGTAGAACACAAAAAGAATGGTATGAAAATAATAAACAAATTCTTAAAGAAAAATCTAAAGAATATCGTGATAAAAATAAAGAAATAATAAAAGAAAAACGAAAAGAATATAGACAAACACATAAAGAACTTATAACAAAGCAACAAAAAACAAAATATGAAAATAATAAAGAAAAATATTTAGAAAAAGCAAAAGAAAAAGGTAAAATAAAAGTTATATGCGATTGTGGTTGTGAAGTTAGTCATCAATCTTTATCAAAACATAGAAAATCTAAAAAACATATTGATTTAATGTCTATGATAAATAGCACGATATAATAACAGATACATCAGCAACTCTCCTTGACACGATGCTAATGTAATCAATACTACCTGTTCCGTTATCCATTAAAAATAAATTATTAGGGGGGATTGTTCTAAGATTTGGATTATTAGTATTGCCAATATTACATATATTTAAACCTGCTACTCCAAATTGCGATGGATTTGCCCTATCGCACATAAAAATATCAGTATCAATTACATCTGGCAGTCCATTAACAATTGTTGAGAAATATGAAGTAGAATAGAAAATTTGAATATTAAATATGCGATATGGGTCATTAGTATACTCTAAAAATCCTTTTGATATATATTTTCTTAAATCAATATCATATTTATAAAAAGTTGTTCCATTTATATTTATAGCAGTAGAAACAACACAATAAAATTTTCTATGTTTTTTTACTACAGGCATATCAAATTCTACTATTGATTTGACTGCATTAGATGACGCATAAATAGGGTTTAAATTTGAAAATAATGAATTTGATGTATAATTAAAATTAATATTTGAAGAATTTGATGTATATATTGAATTAATATTTGAAGAATTAAATATTGAATTTGAAAGAATATTTGAAGAATTTGAAGTATATATTGAATTATTATTTGATGAATTAAATATTGAATTTGAAAGAATATTTGAAGAATTTGATGTGAAATTAAAATTAATATTTGAAGAATTTGATGTATATATTGAATTATTATTTGAAGAATTAAATATTGAATTTGAAAGAATATTTGAAGAATTTGATGTATATATTGAATTATTATTTGAAGAATTAAATATTGAATTTGAAAGAATATTTGAAGAATTAGATAAAACATTTGAAGATGTATAAATAGGTGTTATACTTATAAATTCTTTTCCCCATAATTGTAATTCTGCGAAGTTTAATATTCCACTACTGACATTACTAACAACTTTATTAACAACAAAACCAATATAACTATAAGTATTATTATTATTAACTATATGTTCGTAAAATCCGTCAGTATAATTAGTAGTAGTTAATGGAACTATTTCATTTGTAGCTTCTTTAATTAAAGTCCAATTAATACCATCATTAGAACCATAACATCTCCATAAAGAAGGAGAAATATTAACAAAAGTAGGTCTATTATAAAATCTAAATCTTGTTATCAATATTGGATTAGGTATTTTTAATACTATCCAATCTCCATAATAATCAGTATCTTTAATATAACAATCTGTTCTTGCAAAATATCCAGTTGATTGGTCATATCTAGTAAAATCATTTGACCAAAAACCACCTATATCATTTAAAACATAATTAAATAAATCTCTTATTAGATAATTCAGTTGTTGTTATTTGACCTGTAAAACTATTAAATGCTTTTGGTGGATATTGTCTTTCTTCTGTATAATTTGTATCATATATGAGATTTGAATTAACAAAAATATTTGAAATATTAGTTTGATTTAATTTTATATTTGAATTACATAATAATTCTCCAAATATCTCTGTTGATTTATTTGATGTTAATGATAATGTCTTATTTCCTCTATTATAAAAATTTATATTATCTTGACCTGATATCCATAAAGCATTATTTTCAATCCCTATTGATGAAGGAAAAGTTGTTGATGTTCCTGTTTTTATTATTATTTTATCTCCTAAACCTCCAAAGAAACTCGTTGATGGTATTGCTTCATTAGTATTATTTGTTGTTGATATTGAACCAAATATTCCTGTTGTTCCATTTATAGTATTCAAATTAGTTATATTTCCAGCATTTAAATTTAATGATGATACTTTCAAATCATTTACATATTGTTGTGATAATATATTGCAGTTTAAAAATCCTTGTGCTCTTGATATAGAATATAAATTACTTCATAATCTCCACCAACAACTGCTCCTCCAACAGCTCCAGTTGCTCCTGCTAATCCTGCTAATCCTGCTCCAGATGCTACGGCAGCTGCGGTTGCTTCTACTTCATTAGTTATAGCTCCAGTTCCTGATGCTAATTGTAAGTTGGTTATGTCAAATCTCGCATTTATATCTTCTTGTATCATACTTGCTAATTTATCTTCTACATTCCACCAACCAGCAGAATACCCTACTGGTATTGCTTGTAATGGATGATATACCTCAAGTTCTCCTTCTTGATTTATTTTAGTTTTATATTGATTTAAAGCATTATGAAATCTCATTTCTTTTTGTTCTCCATAAGCAGGATAATATGGATTTGTGCTTGTTAATTTTACAATTGTATTGAGATCTGAGTCTCTATAAATCAAATTACTTCTCTCATTTAATTGTGGTTGTATAAAATTTGATAAAGCATTTGATGAATTAAATGTATAATTTGAATTTATATTACTATTTATTAATATTTCATTATTTAAATCAGTATATAATTGATTTGAAGTCAATGTAATCTCTTCATTAACACTATTTAATCCTGTTGCCTCAGCGAAACAACAGCTCATTTGTCTATTAATAAAAAATGATTTTTTTAAAAATAATAAAATATTATGCCCGAATATACTTATTATATAATAGTTTGTAAAGATGATAATATTAAAGATTGTTATGTTGGTAAAACAAAAAATTTTAAAAAAAGAATTCAAATACATAAAAGCGATTGTAATAATATAAATCGTAAAATATATAATATAAAATTATATCAATATATGAGAGAAAATGGTAATATAAATAATTGGAATTTTATTCAAATTGAAAAAGGTGAATATGATAATAAAGATAGTGCTATTAAAGAACGAGAATTAATTGAAAAATTTAATGCTACTTTAAATATTGTAATTCCTTCAAGAACACGAAAAGAATATGAAGAAAATAATAGAGAAATTATAAAAGAAAAAAATATAAAATATAAAAAAGAATTTTATGAAAAAAATGCTGAAATAATTAAAAATAAAGTTAAAGATTATAGAAAAAATAATAAAGAAAAAATTAAAGAAAAAGATAAACAATATTACGAGAAAAATGTTGAAATTATAAGTGAAAAACAAAAAGAATATCGTGAAAAAAATAGAGAAATTATAAAAGAAAAGAAAAAAGAGTTTTATGAAAATAATAAAGAATATTTTAAAGAAAAACATAAACATTATCGTGAAAATAATAAAGAAATTATAAGTCAAAAACAAAAAGAAAAAATAACTTGCCAATGTGGTTGTGAAATTAATAAAAATAATTTATCAAGACATTTAAAAAGTAAAAAACATATTAAATTAATGTCTTAATCTTTATAAATGTATCTATTCTGTTCTATTAGAGAATGATTCATAAACTTACTTAAATATTCCCTTTTTGTTCTATTCATACCCTTTTCATCGTGATAACTTAAAAACATTCTTCTTAACTGATGAATTCCAATCTCATATTGATATATCTTTTTAAAAGAATTTTTCATAATTATACTAATTTTATTATCTGGAATGAATTTGCCTAATAAAAATTCATTATCTCTATTTAAAAATTCATTGATATATTTCATTTCTAATTTATTTATATTTTTAAAATCTCCATTTGCTTTTTGTTCTTTATTTCGTTTATCATTTTTACAAATATTTATATATATAGTATCTCCATATAAATAATTGTAATTCTTATCATCTTCATTAGTTGGTTCTCTATTTAAAATCTTAGTATATTGATATTCTTGAAGTCTTTTTGGTGGATTAAATAATAATAGCATAGATAAAATTAATTCTTCATAATTTAAATTAGCGTTTTTTAATTTCATTAATATTTTTCTTGATATTCTTTATTATAAAATATTACATAGGGCAAATAACGACATATCATCATATCAAATTTCGTTCTTGAAAATATATGAGAAATATACTTCAAACATCCATTAGTTTCTTTTTTTAAAATTTCATCAAAATCATCTATTAAGAATTTAAAAGAATATTTTATTTCATTTTCTTCATCTTCATCAATTTCTTTATTATCTAATAATTTAAATATTGGATTATTTTTATTTAATTCTTTTTTTTGATATTTTTTATATAAATTTGATATAAATGTTTTATAAATGTTTCTCGTTTTCTCATTTATAATTCTTGTATTTATTTTCCCAGTTCTTTCTTCATAAGCTTCCATATTTAATATTAGTAAATAAAAAAAACATTTTATAATTTCCCTCTGGGTCATAAGACAGATTTACAAACAGCACATAATATACAACCATTGTCATCTATATATGAATAATTTGGATTAATAAGACAATTCTTATGATATTTCGCTGAACATATTAAACACGATATATTTTGAAATTTAAAACCTTCTAAACAAATGCAACAGGTTCTTTCTTCTCTATCAAAGAATTGATTAATATTAAATTCATTTATTTTATAATCATTTTTATATGATGATTGTCTATTTGTATTAAGATATAATGATTTTTTACTAACATCTTTATCATTTAAAAATCTATTAAATGATTTATAATATTTTTGATTTATTTTTTCAAAATTTATTTTAAGAACCATCTTATGATATTTATCATCATTAACTAATTTCTTTAATGTATTATTAAGATAATCAATATTCTTAATTTCATAATCCACCAATTTATAACTAATATCTACGAATTTATATCCATTTTCCTTACAATATTTTATAAGAAGTTCGTCCATTTAACTTAATATAATTGTTTAAAATTTAAGTCATTTTTTAATTTATTTAAAGATTTAAAAATATTATAATATGTTAAATAAAGATGTCTAATGAAGTTATTGAAACTCCCATTAAACGCGATTGGAATGATAAAGAGGTTAAAAAAGCATATATGAAAGAATATATGAGAGATTATATGAAAGAATATAGAAAGAAGAATACGGAATTTTATGAAAAAGAAAAGAAAAATGTCGCTGAATATTTAAGAAATAAATGTCAAAATAATCCTGAATTTCGTGAAAGAAAAAATAAAAAAAATTTAGAATATTATCACAAAAAAAAACAACAAATGTTAGCAAATGCTATTTTAGTTTAATTCCCTTTTTTTTCTATTAATCATTTTAACGCAAAAAAAATGATTTAAAATTAATATCTTATGATATGTTAAGAGATGTTTAAAAGAGTTCTTATTAGTGATCCCCGTAATGAAGAAAGAACATTTATTACTAATGAGGAAGATTATGAAATTCATAAGAATTTAAAAAAAGGATTATTTAAAGAACTTGTTGGATTACCTGAATTTAAAGTTAAACCCTATTTTGACCTTGACCCAAAAGGAGAATTTGATTATAAGAAGTTTAATGAATTTGAGGAGGATTTAAAGAAGATTGTTGATGTCCCTGTTTATTCCATGGGAAGAAAAGCACGAAAAGTTAAAAATGGAGAAATTAAACATTCCAGAAGATTTTATATGAAAGCACAAATTACTTTCACTAATATTCCAATCTTTTTTAAAGAAGTATTTGATAAATATCATGGTATTATTGATACAGGTGTTTATTCTAAACATAGACAAATGCTTCTTCCATTAACTAATATGAAAGCTTTTGAAAAAGTTCCTCAATTAAAATTAATTAAAGGAAATATATTTGATAATTGTGCTACTTATATTGAAGAAGATTATGAAGATTTGGATTTAAGGGTCAAAACAGAACCAAAGAAAGATGCCGGCGCTTGCGCTCGTGAAACAGGCGAGCGAAGCTTAACTGATGTTGATAAACTTATTATGAAATATGATAAAATTCTTAATGAAGATGATGATAAATTTAATGATAAGACTTATGATTTTATTAAAGATATTATTAATAAATTAAATTCTAAAAGAGCAGATGATTATCCAACATGGTTGCTTGTATTATTTGCTATTATTGGTGCTTGTAAAAAATCAAAAATACCGAGAAGAAAATGCGAAGAGTTAATTCATCAATTTAGTCAATTATCATTAAATAAATATAATGAAAATGAGGTTGATAAATGGATTGATGATAATTATAAAATACAAATGGAATTGGAGAAAAATCAATATGGATATTGTTATTTAATTCATACTTGTTTAAAAGAAGATGCTCCTGAATATTATGATGACACTTTTAATAGAACTTATGAACGAATTAAAGCAGAATTTGAAAAAAATATTATTAAAATTAATGATGATGCTTTATATATTGAATTAAATCATGATAGAGATATTCATAAACCAGAAATATTTTATATCAAAAAAGGTTCTCAAATATCTCATAAATATGGTGATGATGATAGATTTATTTATATTAAAAATAAAAAAGACCATGATGGAAACATTATAAAAGTTAAAATTAATATAGTATGGTCTAAAAGTGATTGGTGGTTTGATAGTAATAAAAGAAAAGTTGATAGATGTATTTTCCAACCTTTTAAATTAGATGAAAAATTAGAAAAAAAGTATTTCAATATGTTTCAGGGATTAAGAGTTCAACATCTTCCTATTAATAAAGATTATGTGCGAATTCAACGAATTCTTAATCATATTAAAATAGTCATTTGTAATAATGATGAATATTCTTATAAATGGTTTCTTAATTATTTATCTGGAATTTTAAAAGGAATAAAAACTAATGTGATGATTATGATTAGAGGTATGGAAGGATGTGGAAAAAATTTATTATTAAATGCTATTGCTTATGGTCTAATTGGTGATGATTATTCTATTGCTACATCATCTCCTGAAAAACAATTTTTTGGTAATTTCAATTCTCTTCTTCAAAATAGAATTTTCACTATTATTAATGAAGGAACGCATGGATTAAGAAATTGTATGGATAATATTAAGGATTTGATTACAGAAGATAGAATTAATATTGAAAAGAAAGGTATTGATGCTATTTCATTACAAAATTATAATAATTTTATTGGAGATACTAATAATTGGAATATTCTTAATATTAGTCCAAATGATCGACGCTTTGTATTCTTTAATTGTAATAATCAATATGTTGGTAATGAAGATTATTTCATCCCATTAGTTAATGATTTGAAAGATGATGTGGTATTAAGTGCTTTCTATCATTATTTAATTGATGAAATCGATTGTCCCAAAAACTTTGATTTTCAAAAAACAAGACCTAAAACATCTCTATATAAAAAACTTCAAAGAGTTAATCTTCCAAATCCAATTAAATATTTATTAAATATCAAAGAGGGTTTTGAATATATTAAATACAAAGGTGAAACTTATGCTAAAATCAAATGTAATTATTTATATGATAAATATAAAGATTGGTGTCTCAAATATAAATATGAAGTATTTAATTTGGAAAACTTTGAAACAAAAATAATTGATGATGATAAAAATGGAATTAAAAAATGTAAAGATAGTAATAAATTTAATGTTTATAAAATTAATAAAGAATTATTTGAAAGTGCTATGAAAAAATATGATGATTTGGAAGAATTAGAAGAAATTGATGATGATTGCGAATATGGATTTATTGATGATATATAAATGTGCGGAGGCATTTTGCGGATGTTTTATAAATTCCCTTTAAAATTTGAGGAATTTTCCTTTTATTTTATCCGTAGATTTTGACCCTTAAATTGCTAGAAAAAAAAAATATTTTGATTTTTTTTAAAAAAAAAATCTACGGAATCTGCGGAGTTGCTTTTAAACTACGGATTTTGCTTTAAAATGTATCCGTAGATTAAAAATATATATATTTTAATCCGTATATTTTAAAAATATATCCGTAGATTTAAAAATAAAAAATGATTTTGATTTTTAAGTAAAATTATTAGTTATGAATTTTGAAAAATCAACTTATACTATATTTAAAAATAGAAAAATATCTTTTGAAAAAAAAAATTTAGATGATTATAAATATGTTAAAGCAAATGAAGATATAAATGAATATGAATTATTATTAGTAGAACATGTAATAACAAAAGATGATTTATATAAATTAGCATCACATGTAAAATTTGATGATGATTTATTAAAAAATTTATATCCACGAAATGAAACAGATATATTAATAAATAAAAATGATAATGATATTAATAAAATAATCTTTGAAAAAGTTCAAAAAAATGCTTTTGGTAAAGATAATATATATACATTAGGAAAAGATATATCATTATTTAATCATTCAACAAATCCTAATTGTATTGTTTCTTATAATGATATATTAATGGATGATTTAGAATATAAAAAAGAAAGAATAAATTATGTTTATTCTATTAAAAAAATAAAAAAAGAAGAAGAATTATTTATATATTATGGAAAAAATTATTTTGGAGATAAAGAAGAAATTATAATTAATTATATTGATTCGAATTATCTTGTAAAAAATATAATTGAAAAATATATTGAAAAACAAATATTTAAAAAAATTATGTTAAATCACATTTGTGCTTATTATGGTATTTATTTTAACAATAATAATATTATGCTTACTCCACGAGCAAAAGAAACAATAAAAGAAGATTATATGATATGGATATTTAAAAAAGCATTATCATTAGGTATTAAATAAAAAAATGATTTAAAAAATTAAATAAAAAAAAGATTTAAACATTTAATTAAGTTAAAAATATTAATGACAGATTATATTACTTTTATTGGAGAAGAAGCAATAAGTGTTGAAGAATATATAGATGAAGAACATAAAGGAAAAATAAAATGTATTTGTGGAAAAGGAGTTCATTTTGTTAATGAGAGTTGTTTCTTTGAAAGAAGAGGAGTAATGGTTCAAAAAACTAAACACTTTTCGCATTTTAAAGGTGAGAAATGTTTTATACCAAAAGAGAAAATAGAGAAAAAAGAAAATAATGAAATAAGAGATAAACCAGAATTAACATTAGAAGATAAACGATTTAAAAGAATTAAAAAATTAACAATTAAACATCTTGAAGATTTAAAAACATTAAATTACAATAGAGCAATATTAAAGAATATTATTGATAAGGCAAAATATCATAAAATAGATTATGAAGAAGAAATAAAAAAACAGGATTTAATATCAAAATTTTATGATGGAATTTATAATTTAAATATAAATAATTATGAATGTATATCATTCAAGGAATTAATAAATATAAAAATAGAACCTAATAAAATTTATAGAATTAATGAAATTAATTACACATATATATATAAAAAGAGAGATAATAATGTTTATGATTATATATCAATATCATCATCATATTTTGATAAAATAATAACAGATTATGATTTATATTGTAAATATTTAAAACAATTATCATTAATAATTATTTATTATTCTTCAAGATGTAATAGAGATAATGTAGATATAATCAAAAATGATTTAGAAATATTAGAAAATATAATAAATGAAAAAATACATAAAAAAAAAATAGAAGAAGAAAAAAAAAAAATACAATTTATAGAAGATTAAAAAATGATTTTAAAATTTTAAGATAAATATATATAATGAAAAAGAAAGTAATAGAGAGAAATTGCGTGGATTGTAAAAAAAATATTCCATATATACGAAATAGAATTAGATGTCTATTATGTTATAAATTAAAAATAGAAGAAGAAAATAAGAAAATACAATTTATAAATGATGATTAAGAACTCATATAATCATATTTAACAAGTAATCCAACTCTTTTAACTTCTTCTTTTGTTGTTTCAAATTTAGGTTTTTGTGTAAGTCCATATAAACAGATATTATCAGGATTAAAATTATACCAATTACTATCACGAGGAAAAGCTTGTTCAACTTCATCATCAATTTCATAATTTTCAATTTCAAAAAAATAGGAATTCCATTTATCAAATAATCTATCAAATGTTTTATGAATTATCATACTACGAATACTGGTTTTATAATATGGGTCATTTTCATCTCCAACACCTTTCACCATATTATAATGTCTCAATTTGTCAGGGTCAATATCAGTTAAATCTTCTTTAGGGAATAATTCATTATAAATGTCATTAATTTCATTAGCTTTCTTTTTTTTCAAATCTTTCAAATCATAAAAAGGGTTTTTATCAATAATAGCATTAATCATATCAAGTTTTTTCATATTTAAATAATTAAAAATATTAATATTTAAATTAATATGTCGCAAAGTAAAGAATATTATAAAAACTATTATATAATAAATCGTGAAAAAATAAATGAAAAACGAAGAATAAATTATCATTTAAATCGTGAAAAATATATAAAAAGGATGAAAAAATATCAAATATTAAGTTATGATAAAAGAAAGAAATATTATAAAAATTATTATTTATTAAATATTGAAAGAATAAAAAGACGAAATAAAAATTATCATTTATTAAATAGGAAAAAAAATAATGAAAAAAATAAGGAATATTATGCTGAATATTATAAAAAGAATAAGGAAAGAATTTTAGAAAAAAATAGAAATAAAAAAAAAAATAAAAAAAGAGATTTGATAAAATTAGATAAATTAAATAAAGAAATATATGAAATTCAAAAGGAATGTCAAAAAATATTAAATGAAATATTTAAAAAATGTAAATATAAGAAAGAAAAAATTAACGCAAGCTCAGCGAAAGAGAAAGAAATAATTGAAGTTCCATTTATAATAATTAGGTCAGGAAGATTAGAAAGAATTTAAAAATTAATTCCCAAATGTCTTGAGAGATATTGAAGTCTTTGTTGTTTTAAATCATCTATAATTTGTTGTTTAGCATATTCTTGAATATGATTTCTATCATTAACTTTATTTTTTAATCTCATATTTTCTTCTAAAATTTTATCATAATCTTTTAATCTTTTTTCTTTTTCCATTTCAATTCTATCTAATTCTTCTTGTTTCTTTTTTTCTTCATCTTGTTTTTGTTTAATTAATAATTCATCATATAATCTTGCTTTATTTAATAATTCATTTTCTTTATCCAATTTTGCTTGAATTCTTGCCATCTTTTTTGCTTTTAAAACTTCGTGAGCTTTTTCTCTAATTTTATCCAAATGTTCTTTATTAACAATCTTTTTCTTTTCTTTTGCTTCAATAATCAATTCTTCAACTTCTTGATTATCTGCTTCATCATCAGTATCATCATTATCAGTAGATGATTGAGATTTATTATCATCAATAAGAACTTCTTCTTTGATTTCTTCTTTAATTTCTTCTTTAACTTCTTCTGGTTTATCTTTTGCTAATGATAAATAATTTAAATGTTTTTTTGTTCTTAAATGTCTATATAATTGAGGTTTTTTAACAACACTTCCACAAGGACAATTTATATCCATTATATTTATTATTATAAAATAAAATAAAAAAAATTAATTAAATTGGATACGCTGGATTTGAAATACCATCCAATACGGGAGCAGTTTTTTGTGGATTATAAAAATGATTGGGATATGCTTTTGGAATATATAATTGTCTTTTATATACAAAGTCATCCTGTTTTCCAATTAATCCATTATAAAAACTTGCGTTTAATGCGTATTGAGCGTGTAAATCAGTTGAAATAGAATTAACTTTAAAAGGTTCTAATGAATTTTCTATGAAAGTTTTATTAGGTTGGGTAAGATATCCAATCATATCATTAATTCTTTTAGTTTCTTCATAATTTGGTTCAGTTTCTGGTTTTAGAAGTCCATAACCAGCACCTGTAAAATCATTAATAGCTCCAATAGAACTCTCATTTATAGGAGTATTAATTGTTCTAACATTAAATAAACCTCCACTCATTTTCTTTCTAATTTTTAAAAATATTTTATTTAATTTATTTCATTTAATAAATATTCTTGATGAAGTTTAGTTTTAAAATGTCTTGCTTTTGAATATAATTGATATTTTCCACCACATTCACATAAAATAGTTTCAATATTATTATTACGATATTTTTTTTTATATTCTCTAACTTTATCTATATTTTTATAATTATATTCTTTAATTTTTTCCTTATTTTTTTTAATATATTCTTTACTCCATTCTTCTTTTGTTTTTGAAGGTATTGTAATATTTAAATTAGCATTTAATTCTTCAATCCAATATCTTTCTCTAATAGCACTATCTTTTTCATCATATTCATTTGTTTCAATTTCTATTATATCAAAATTATCCCATCCTCCATTCTCACGAATATATTCATATAATTTATAATAATATTCATAACAATTTTCATTATAACAAACACTTTTATGTTGTATAACTCTTCTTTTAAAATTTGTAGTTTTACCTACATAACAATCTTTAATATTCTCATCTTTTGAAACTATTTTATAATAGGAAAATATCGGCATAAAAGAATAATTAAAAATTTAAATCATTTTTTTAATAAGTTATATTGACTTCACGACGACCTTTGAGTTCTAATGTAGTGGTGGTGCATACAACAAAAGTTGGAATGGCAGCCCCACCAGGATTGAGATTTATTTGAGAGAATCCAGTCATATTGATTGGATATGTAAGAGCATTAGTTGATGCTGGAACATTTGCTTGACCTAAAACAAGGGTTCTTGCAGCAGAATTTTGAGCTGTATAGAAATTAGTTTCTGTTTCAGTATTACAAGTTATAGCGATAGATTTTCCATTAGTATTAAGACCACGAAGATTATAAACAGAAACTACATCATCATCACTTTTAGTTTCAAAAGATAAAATAGCAGTGAAATAAGTATTAACAAAATCCCAATAATTTTTTAAACCACTATGAGGTTTAGTTTGCTTACCATTTTGATAATAACGCCAATGACGAAGATTATCAATATATAATTCTTGTTTGGTTCGTGCTTCCATATAAGTTTCATCAACTCTCCATCCAACTTTTCCTACAAGCATTCCATTACGAACAAAGAATTTAGAATTATTAAAAGTATAAGGAAGTCCAGAAGAAACTTGTTGTTGATGAGTAGCATTAATAGTTCCACAATGACCAATACAAGAAGCAGAGATTTGAGAATTAACTGGATTTGCGAGAGTATCATAACCATTGGGACGAAATGTAGCAAGAACATAATTAAGACATTCACTATTAACAACCATACGATAATCAATTTGTCGTGTTGTAGTAGCTGCATCATTTTGAAGAACATATCGTTTAAAATGATATTTATAAGCACCACTATCAACTAATCGGTTCATAATATCATAATAATCACTTGTTTTAAATTGTAAAGCTTCTATATGAAGAATAATATCACGAATAGAATATAATGAAGTTTCAGCAGGAATATCTGCAGTTTGATTAGCCGCTGCACCTGCCGCAAGAACTCCACTTCTATCAGCATCAGTAGATCCTAATGTTGGAATACCAGTATCTCCAAATATAACTCCTCCAGTTGCTGTTTCAACATTATTACGAGCAAATGCGATAGGAAATGTAGTATTAGCTGCAGTATCTCCTTTTGTATCTGCTGTATTAAGAGTTCCTTTTAATAAATTAGCATCATTAGGAAAAATATGAGCGAACATTCCAGTATCAGCATTAGAAGGAGGAAGAGCAGAACCAGCAATACAAGTAGCAATTTGAGAAGAAAAAATTAATTCTAACTTAATTTCACCTAATATAGCTGTATTAAGAATTTTAGAACTTCCTTCTGCGAAGAAACCAATACCTTCACTTAAATTGAAATGATAATCCATTCTTTGACGAACATTTGTATCATTATTAGCAGCGTTATCATTCCAAACACAAACAGGAAATCCACGACGAGGAACAATATAACCAGACATACCTCCACCATTAGGACGGGTATATACAACAGAAGGGTCTAGACAATCATTTAATCCTTCATTAATTTCTACATCAAAAGACCCAATCCAATCTCGTATCCAATTATGAATAAAATTATATTGTTTAGTAGATGAAGCTTGAATTCCATTAATATAAACATTCATTTCTTGAATAAGAGAAGCAAGTCCATATCTTGGAGCATAAATTCCTTGAACATAATTATTAGGACGATCTGCTCCACCATTTCCAAGATGATTAAAAGTAATATTTGCTTGAAGAATAGCATTTTCAAGATTAAGAACACTATCACTTGGAAAATAAATTTCACATCGTGGTGCTTCCGTAGAAACAAGAGGATAAGATTTATTGATAGGTGTAAGTTTAATATTATTAATTTTATAAACATTATCAATATTCTTAATTCTCTCTGTAATTTGAACTGGAAGGACAGCAGGGTATTGAGACCGCATTATTTATCTATTAAAAATAAAAGAAAAAAAAATTATTAATCAATTATATTATTTGCGTTTATCTATTATAATAATTATTTTCTAATGATATAATATATAGAATGACAACTAAATGGACGGAACACGTTAAAGATTTTTCAAAACAAAAAGGAATAACTTATGGAGAAGCAATGAAAAATGAAGAATGTAAAAAAATATATCAATCAACAAAGAAAGATATTAAGATTGAAGAAATTGTAGAAACAACTAAACCTAAAATTCCAAAACCTGTTAAAATTTCTAAAAACCCAAAAGTTCCTAAAATTCCAAAAGAAGAAGTTAAGATTGAAGAAGAAATTGTAGAAACACCAAAAGCGAAGAAACCATCAAAAAAAAACAAGAGTATTTAAAAGAATATTATGAAAAACATAAAGAAAAAAAGGCTCAATACTCCAAAGAATACTATGAAAGAAATAAAGGTAATTTAGATTACAAAAATAAAAGGAAAAATATAAATAAATTAATAGAAATAAAAGAAGAACCAATTTTATTATATTTTTAAACAGCAGAAATATTAACAATATCCGCTTGTAAAGCCAAAGAATTTGGAAGCGTTATATTGGTTCCTTTAAATCGTTTAATACATTTATTTTTAATATGTTCAGGGTAATTAAAAATTAATTCTTCAACAAATAAATCATATTTATTTACAATTAAATTTACATCATCATTTGTAATTTCTTCACTTTTTTTTGTATTCAATATGCTCTCTATTTGATGATTTAATTTAATAAATTTTGTATGATATGCTTTAAATAAACCTATCCTATCGTGTATTTTATATTGAGTTGTAATAGCAAGAATGATTGTAATAGTTCCATTAATAATTATGTTAGTATATTTAATATGTTCTGTATCAATATTAGATGAATTTAAACAAGTTAATATAGAACTCCCGAGAATTGTTGGAAATAAAAAGATATTATTAATCATATTATAGAAATTATATGATGCTTCACATAATAAAGAATTTATATAACATCTATCTCTATATTGTTTCAAAATATTTTCCATTTATAAATAAAAAATGATTTTTATTTTATTTTATTATATTAAATAATGTCAGCAATAGAAGCATACGAAAAACGAAAACAACAAAATAAAATTAATCAACAGAATAGACGCAAAAGAATGATGGAAGTATTAGGTGGTGATGAATATAAGAAGAATTTAGCTCAACAAGCACGAGAACAATATGCTAAAAGAAAAGAAAGAGTTGATAAAGAATATAAGAAAAGAACGGAAATGAAAGTTGGAGCAACAAAATACGCTAATAATTTAATAAATGATGTATTTGACAAAATTATTAATAATATTCCTAAAAAAGAAACAAAAGATCATCAGGGAGAAACGAAAAAGATAAGAAGAAGAGGAAGACCATCTCAATATGTAATAAAAGATAATATGACAATTGAAGAAAAAAAATTAGTAGAACAAAAATTAAAGAAAAGAGAATATATGAAGGTTTATATGGCGAATAAGAGAAGAGAATTAAAAGCGAATTAAAAAATTAGAAATAATTAAAATAATTTGATTTAAATAATTTCTAATATCATTTAAAAAAGCATATTGAGGATTTAATGTTAATTTTTTTTGTAATTGAATTATAATATTAAAATCAGGGAAATTAGGAATAATTCTATCATATTCATCTTTAATTGTAATTGATAAAGATTGAATTTGTTCTTGTTTATTTAATTGAAAATTAAAACTTGTTCCACCATCAAAATTATCATAAGATATAATTGAATTATAACAATCTCTTACTGGAATAGCACAAAGAATATTATTTGGTTTAACGATATTATTAGTAGAATTAAAATTATCTAAATTATTATCATTTAAATTAATATCAAAACCAGCGTCCAAATGAAGATATAAATTTGTAATACTCATAACATTTATGGGATTAGGACTATATATATGATTTGGATGTGTTAAATTAACTTCTGAAACTGATTTATCAAATCCTAAAAGTTTATGACAATTTGTTAAAATTAAGAATATCATTAACAGATATATTACCATAAGGAATTTTATAAGATGTTGTAGTTCCTTGATGATTAACTTTAAAATCATTATTATATCCATCTATAACCTGATAGAAACTATAAGCAGTATTGAATGATATTAATGAGATATAAAAATCTTCATTATCATTACATTTAATAATACCATCAGGAATAATTATTTGGATTTTAGAATTATCCGTAGAATTTATAGAATTAAGATATAAATTAGTCTTTTGGGGAAATGAAGGATTAATATCGCTCATTTAAGGTTTTTTCAATATTAATTTATTAATAGAATTTAATAATTCTTTTTCATTATAAATAGTTTCATCATCAGGATAATCAAGAATAATAAGAGATATTTGAAATCCTTCTAATACATCTTTATCGTGATTATATACTAATGTTTGAGGAACCCAAGTATATTCATCTAAATTAATAGTTTGTTTTAAACAATTACCAATATCATAAATAACTTCAAATTCAAAAATACCATTTTTTAACCAATCATCACTAATAGGAAAATTATATAAAAAATTTGGATTAGGATTAGTATATAAGATTCCATTATTATCAAATTGAATTCGGGGTTTTTCATCAATTGCTAATCTATCGGGGTCGCTATTAACATCAAAAGAAACGCCAGTTCCTTGTGTATTTTGTTTAAAAGGTGCTGAAAAGATAACAGAACCACTTTTACCTTTTGTCATACTATCATAAATCATAGAATTAGGAATATTTGATAATTTAACAACAACATTATTAATTGCTTTTGCTTGAAGAAATGATTTTGAAATAACATTAGGAATAAAAATACTTTCAATAACTAATCTTGCTTTTGTAGTTAATTTTAAATTTTTAAAAGAATTATTTAATGTAAATCTATATCTTTTTGTATTTCTTCTTGTTGTAAAATTAACAGCTTCAATATTATAAACTACATTTTCAATTGTAAAAGCTGGAGCAGCCGCCGTTGGAATAGGATAAAATGAAGAATTAATTGATGTTGAATAAACAGAAGAACTATCATTTTTTAATTCATCATCAATACCAAATAACATAAATCTTGCTTTACTAATATATTTATCCATCGTTTTCTATAATTAATTAAATATAATATATTTATTCTTTTCTTTCATCTAATTCTTTAACAATTTTTCTGGTTTCTTCAATTAATTCCTTAATCTTTTCATTTTGTTTTATAAAATCTGGATGATTTTCATCTGGTTTCTCAATTCCATTTTTATCATAAATAAGATATGAAGCAACTATATATTCTAAAAGATGAATATCTATATCTTTATGACTATCATAAGCAAGTTTAACATAATGATTATATTCATCTAAATCAAAACTTAATTTATTCTTAACTTCTGTTTCTTCGGTCGCCATATTATAATAAATAATAAGAAAATAATTTTTTAATTAAAT